GAGAGGTCGAACTCGGATTGAATCATTTGTACGAGAAGGGAATGATGGTTCACTACTGTTATTGGGAGTCGCAGGATTTAAAACAGCAACAATCCATTCAACTCGATCAGATTGCGCAAGTCCTTCCACAGATTGCACAGGCAATACAGGACGGCAGTATGGACGAGGAATTATCCTCCGCCCTCAAGGATCAGTTCAAAGTATCCAAGGCAAAAGCCCGTGGTATGCTTAGAGAGATGCGTTCAGATGGAGAAACCACCATTCCCGTGACCCGTCGCGTGATCAACCAGCCGAGAATCAAGGCGCTTGCGCCCGACGAGGATGTGTTTTGGCCATCCTACACCATTGATCCGCAGGAAGCACCCTACGTATTTCACGTTCTTAACATGACACCCGAACAATTACGCTCCAAAATAAACACGGAGGGATGGGATGAGGAGTTTGTGGACAAAGCAATCGAGCTTGCTCAACGCGGGGATACGGACACGCAGATTAACAATTTACGCTTGCAGGACGAAGTCATAAGAAATGACGACGAAACCATTCGGGTTATTTATTGCTACCAACGCTTGCTCGATGAAGACGACGTGCCCGGTATATTCTGTACGATCTTCTGCGAAAACGTACCCGACGTATTCGCCAAGCATCAACTCCTTGATTACGGACATGGAAAGTATCCGTTCGTGGTCACGACTTACGAAAAGACCAGTAAGCGCCTCTACCACTCCCGCTCAGTTGCGGAGCTTGGAGAGGGACCGCAAAACATTTTGAAGATTGAAGAGGATGCATCCATCGATCGTCAAAGCATTTCGACATTACCACCACTCTTGGTACCGTACGGTCGGAGTCCATCGAAGTGGGGGCCAGGTGTGCGTGTTCCGTACCGCACGCTGGGGGAGTACAGATTTGCCGACGTTCCCCGATTCGACGGTGGTTCCATATCGGTGCGTCAATACGTGAAGGAGGGATTTGATCGATTGATTGGAAGAAATGCGCCCGGTGTCGATCCGATTGAAGCCCAAATGAAACAACAAAGAAACATCGACAAAGTGTTTCATCATCTTCGTGGAGTAATCGACCAAGTCTACACGCTTTACCAGCAGTACGGACCCGATGCCGAATTTTTCCGCGTCACGGGAATGAACGACATGCAGAAGTTTATGAAAGGTTCGCCCAATGAAAGATTTGATTTTTATTTGCAGTTTGATGCGGCAACTCAAGACCCGAATCAAATGCTTGAGCGTGTGAAGACGATTGGCGAACTTGGCGGACTGCTCGACAAGAACGGAACATTGGACACGGAGCGGTTGCTTCAGTTGGCAATCGGACAGGTCTTGCCCGGCGCATCCGAGAAAGTTCTGTTGCCCAAGGAAACCGCTTCACAGAACGCGGTCAATGAAGAACGTCAAACAATTGCGGAACTGGTTGCGGGAGTACCGCCCAACGTCAAACCGCAGGATGCTCATGAATTGAAAATGCAGGTATTTCAGCAGTGGTTGTCCCAACCCGACGTTCAGCAAAAAGCACAACAAGACCCCGCCTTGCAGGAGCGTATTCAAAATTACATGAGTCAGCGCTCGATGCAGATTCAGCAACAGCAAAATGCTCAAATTGGCAGACTCGGCGCAATGCCCACGCAGTTTGGACAAACCGCATCTGCCGCATGAAGAAAATTATTAAGATCGGACAAACGGTCTATCGACCACTAACAAAAGGAGAACCCAATGCCAGGACATAAAAAATCCAAGTACATGAGCAAAGGCGGACGTAAAAAACGCCGCTAAATGTCGTACCTACTCGCCAACATCCCCCAGTTCAAGTGCTGGGTTCGCAAAGAGTTTACTCACAATCACATGAAGTACGAAGGAGAATATATACATGCTTTGGTAATTGCGGTCTGCGCGATTCCTGACCGATGCCTGTCCTTTCAAGTCGTATTCACCGGGTGTGACGAGAGTGATCCAAACCCTCACGGTGGGGCGATGTGGGCGAGAATGCCAATCACCGCTTTAATTGCAGACGTACCATACGAAGAATGGCCCGAGAAATGTCCCACCCACATCGCACAGCCTTGGGACTGTCCGTCCCGCGACATTGCAGTCACCAAGCTCGACCGCGTAAGTTCAAGCCCGTGGATTGCAAAGATTGACGGAAAGTTCTACAAGGCAATTTATTACTTCACGGTTGATTTTACAGGCAACTCGATTGCCGACGATCCCGCTCAACACAAGCAAAGTCACATCCTTGAATTGACCGAGGGTCCGTGGAAGGGACAAATCATAGCTCTTCCGAATAATCGTGTTCGTGTAACGAACCCCGCCTTGTGGCTGGTTGGAGAGGGAGCGCCTGACTTCGTACCAAGTCAATATTTACACTCTGCGGAAAAGCATGACAGTTACACTGACTGGCGTACAACATTTGATAACTTGTATTCCGATGACAGCCCCGAAAGCAGTAAATAAACCAAGAAGAATCCGCAAGGGTGAACCTGGTTATAAAAAGAAAAAGTTTGTCGTTCGGGCTTCAGAAGGTGGTAAACAAAAAATTATCCGTTTTGGAGACGCAAATTTATCAATTAAAAAAAACATACCCGCTCGTAAAAAAAGCTATTGTGCAAGATCGGGCGGTATTAAAGGAAAAAACTCAAAACTCAGCGCAAACTATTGGAGTAGACGCGCATGGAATTGCTAATGAAAAAACTATCAGCAAAGCAGAAGAAAATTGCAGGGGCGGCAAAGCCCCGCAATAGAATCACGAAGTCCGACTTTGTGGCCTTACGTAGGCGGAGGAAGAAAAAATAAAGGCAATTATGGAAGAGATGGAAGCACGAATCTCGATGCTACGAGAAGACAGTCGCATGTGTACTTACAGAATTTCTTTTCATACTGAGCGCCGCGCAAAGATACAGCAGGACATAAAAGAACTGAAACAAAAGATAAAGGATGAGCAAAAACGTACCGACTAACAAAGCACTTTATTCCCGCGTCAAAGCAGAGGCTAAGAGGAAGTACAAGGTGTGGCCCAGTGCGTATGCATCCGGCTGGTTGACAAAAGAGTACAAGCGCCGAGGAGGGAAGTACAAGACTTCCAAGAAGTAATGGCTAAGAAGAGTGGCGGACTAACCAAGTGGTTCAAGCGTGGTGGTTGGGTTGACTGCAAGACGGGCAAACCATGCGGTCGTAAATCCGCCAAGAAGAGCAAGCGACCCTACCCCGCCTGTCGCCCGACAATGGCGCAATGCAAAAAAAGTGCGGTAAGGAAAAAGACGGGACCGAAACGAGTAAGTTGGAAAGGAAAGAAAAAATGAAAACCTACCACGAAGTAAATCCCGAAGAAGCAATTCAAGCCCTAAGTTTTTTAAAAAACGATCCACACTTCAAGAAATATATTGAGATGCGTGAAAGTATGCGTGAAGAAACCATTCGTCAGTTGCAGACCGAGTCTGTAATCGAGTCCACTAATAGACACTTTATGATGTCGGGTAAACTTGAAGCAATCGACGAAGAACTTGATATTTTGCACAAGCTTTAGACTTCTAGTCATAGTTAGGGTAAGGCTGGCCCTTGCGGAATTGGGGTATCCGCAAGGGCTTTTTTGTTGCCTTTGTCAATACAAAACACTATATTTTGCTACACTAGGCTACAATGCCTTGCTGAGATGGAAACAATTACTGAAGAGGTTAACTCGGAATCCTCCCAAAATTCCGCGCACAGTCAAACGCAAGAGGACGGCAACGTCTCGATGGCAGAATTTGCGGATCAATTATTGAAACGCAGACAAACCGAAGAGCCGGAACCCGAATCATCTTTAGAAACGGACGAACCCGCTGACCAACCTGCGGAGCCTACGGAAGTTTCTGAGGAACAACCCGCCGAGGAAATCGAAGCAACGGAGGAAACTTCAGAGCAGACACAACCTCAACATGTTCTTAACAAATTCAATATCGATTTGGACAGTCTGTCCGAGGAGGAAAGTCGCCAATTGGCAAAGTCGCTGAACGCATCTGCGATCAAACGATTTGGCGTACTAACCGCGCAGAAAAATGCTTTACTTGCAGAAAATGCCGAGCTTCAAGAAAAAGCCCAGCAACCAGTAAACGCAGAAGTACCGCAATTCCTCAAGGACAATGCCCTGTACAACATCACCGACGAAAACGGATTGACCAAAGAAGTCGAGAATCTAACTACGCTCATTGAATGGGCGGAAGAAGGACTCGATAACGAGGTGCAATACGATGACAATGGTGACGAGTACTTGGTCAAGGACGGAGACAAAGTGTATGGCAAAACGGAACTCAAGCGTATCCGCAACAATGCAAAGAAGATTCTTCGCAAGGATGCACCCGCCCGCCAGGCATGGATCAAGGAACGAACCGCGTCCGACCAACAGGCATTGCAGACCTTTCAGTTTTTAGGGGAACCCGAAAGCGAGGACTACAAATTGTTCATGCAGGTCAAAGCTTCACCGCTTTATAAACCATTGGTCGATCATTTACCGAACAGCAATTTTGCTCTTGGATTAATGGTCGAAGGATTAAAAACGGTACAGGCAAGACAGGCGCAGGCAAGTAAGCCCAAGCCCAAACCCAAGGCTCCAGTAGCGAGCGTGGAAGCGGGTTCAAGCAGACCGAAGACTCCACAGGCGAAAAAGAACAAAGAGGTTGATGCCGCGAAGCGTAAATTCGACGCATCGGGATCAATGGCGGATTATCAAAATTATATTCGAATCAAGCGGGCAACCGCAAAATAACAATCTAAAAATTATCAAGGAGATAAACTAAAATGCCACAAGCCGCATCGTACAACGTAGCAGGTAATCGCGAGGATTTGACAGATATTCTTACGATCTTAGAACCTGAGTCAACGCCATTG